CATCGCCTTCCTTGACCCAATACTGTTCACCAACGCGAGCAACAGGACCAACATACGAGTCTGGTCTCTTTAAGATGTGCTCCACGTGGGTAAGCTTTTGGATGCTTTCACTCATTTTACTTGATTTCTAATAAACGAGGCTCTCACTTAAGCTGTTTTCTTAAAACAAAGGTAGGGGTATTTGGCTGTGTTTCATACCTAAGTGAAATGAAATGAATTAAAGTTAAACAAAGTACATTTAAGAAGCAACTTAAGATTTATTATAGTCATGCCGCCATATGAGAACGGTCGGGGCTGTCCCAAGTGCCGGTTTGCACCCAACGGATGTCCATCTGGGTGCTGTATAAAACCCTACTATGTGCGAAAAGGTGAAGAACTCACGCCCGAACGAAAGGCTGTTCTGCGTGAAGAAGCGATGACCAGACTTAGACTTAAAAAGTATAATTCTATGAAATCTGTGAAGTCGGCGAAACAAACCAAGACAGTTGTACCAAATTCAACAAAATTGACGAAACAAACCAAGACAGTTGTACCAAAATCGAGCCTTACATTGGCGATCGGTGAAACATGGATACACAAAAAAAATGAGATTCGAATTGTATCGATTAAACCACGAGAAGATGGAAGTGTGATGCTAACAGTCTGTGTCACGAGTGATAGAAAATCGGTTTGTCGACCGCTCTGTAACTCCATTCTTAATTCTGAGCGTTTTCAATATGGATTACGGGGGTATGCACAGGTCCCGTCTTGTGGTTGTTTGCACTGTTACACACAGTATGCGGGGCGTCAATGGTCAAATGATCTGCGCACCAAGCTAAGCAATGCAGTTAGACATGGTAAAAATTACGATAAGTATGAGCCACTTATTGGTATGCGTAGAGATGAACTTATCATGCGTCTCATGGAAAATATGCGCATTAGATATGGTATTATCTTTTCTGCGGTCACGTGGGACGACGTTGTTTCTGGACGATATCCATTCGAGATCGATGAGATCATACCACGGCAGGTGTTATATGATAGTAAAAATATTAACGATATCGATAAATGGACTCGCATATTCAATCACAAGAATATCCAACTTCTGACAAAAGATGACAATGTTAAAAAGGGTGCGCGCGTAGAAAACCCCTTGTTAGATTTCCATATTTTCAACTCCATATTCCCAACAGAGGGGGCTCGCCGTGTGGTAATTGATTCGAAGCTAAATTGGATTAAAAGGCGTGCGAAGCGTGGTCTCGAGTTACTCGAAACGGAAAAGGAATTTTTTGATATACATGACAGATCTGCATTTTTTTAGGACCTAAGTCACTTTGAGTTTACCTTTTAATTATAGTTAAAATTCTTAACTAAACAAAACCCTATCAACCGCGACCAGCTATGCAAGTGACCTTTGCTGTGAAGCGCGCGTCTGTAGACGCTAAGACCCTCCGAGCCTTTGACTACACTGGTGCGAAGGTCAAGCACTTGAAGGTGTTTGATAATTATGGATCCATCATAAACGAGTTGAAGTCACCAAGTTTTCAGCGTTTGCGACAGTTGATATTCATGGGCATTGAAACTGAAGACTTACTTTCGTCCTTTTCATCCATCACTGATCAACCGGGCAGAAGAAGCTCTTTCAAGAAATATATGGATTTCGCTGGGTGGATGTGCCGACCTGGCTACAAGTACGCAGACGGAGAGTGTTTGACGCTTTACATCCGGAACTCGAGTGCGAATGAGGTGATGGACGATGTACTCCGAGCCCTCGATGGTAAAGAATGGTCGAAACGCCTATTTAAATTTGGCTGTGAGCTCACACTGTGTCTGCATGACAAGACCGAGCTGTCCATCAGACTTACAAATCATTAGAAATGGTATAAAAATTTAGCCTAAGTCGAGATTTGATACCCTTATAATTACAACATTCCAAAGATGTCCTACGAACAGTGCCTCACCGACGCCATGCGCATGTACCGGGTGGATTCACCAACCGATAGATGTAAGAAACTCGCAAACGCGACTTGGAAAATGAAACAGAAATACGCACAACTCAGAAAAGATAAACAGAGTCGGGTGATTCAGGTCATAGAAAAAGCACCCGAAAAGGTTGTAGAAAAGCGACACACAGTACACACTTGCCAAGCAGTGACACTGGCTGGCAAGCCGTGCGGATTCAAGGCCGTGTGTGGTGGTTTCTGCAAGAAACATCAACCAAAGATAAAATATTAGTTTACTATAAATGTTAGATCAAGAGACATTACGTCCAGTTGTAATATCAATGGCCTTGTATGTCGCCATCGCTAAGATCATTCCAGAAAATGTTAAGAAGCCCACAAACATTGGATTCATCGATGACATCGTATCCATGTTGATCGCTCAAAAGGGTGCCATTGCCTCAGGTGCCATTCTTACGGGACTCATCGTTCTCCTTACCAATTACATCATTGATGAATTGTTGTGAGACGTGTTCTTTCCCAACCAATCGTTTCGTGTGTGAGTGATCCATGTATCTCAAGCGTTTTTCATACGCATCATTCATGAATTCCAAGAGTTGTTCTTTGTTTGGTTTGCCCCACTGCATACCTTTCTTAAACAAGAAGTCATCATTCTGCAACTCTTGAAGTTCACAATCGATCGTGTAAGGTGTTTTTACATATTCAGGTGCACCCCCGTAATCCGTAATGATCACAGGTTTATCGCGCATCGCCGCTTCTACAGCACCCATACCGACGCCTTCAGAGCTCGAAAAGCTCACGTAACAGTCTGATAGCCTGTGTATCTTATCCATTTCTTCGTCGGATACCAGACCATTGATGACTTCCACATTTGGTAACTTTATTTGAACTGACTGATTGCACGTGGCTTTCACGATGAGTTTGGCGTCCGGTTTATTGAGACGCACAAACGCTTCTAAAATGTCCCTAAAATTCTTACGTTGGTCCATGATGTTTCCTATGTGGTAAAACGTGTATTTGTCCGTGTGAGGAATGTGTGCCCGTACGACATAGAATTCCGTGTTTGGAAATTGTCTCGAAAAAACCTTTTTACAGAATTCACTCGGTACCGCGATCCGGTCAAATAATTCAAAAAGTTTCCCGTAGTCTTCGTGTACTGTTTCGGTTTCACACACAGTCATACAGTGAAGGTGTTTGACTTTGCGTTTTAAATCCGGAATCTTATTTAACCAAAAATCAGTTGGGAGTGCAAATATAAAAGCTCGTTCACACGGAGGAATTTCTTCTTGAATTTGAACATATTTCCAATCAGGGAAGAGTTCCGTGTATTTCTTCGCGTGTTGCCCGATTCCACTCAGTAAAGTTGGTCCAATCACCAGCATTACATTTAAAGATAATATTTCCTTTATGTATATTATAATGGAATCTCTCAGGCAAGAAATCCGCGATGAAATGAAGTCCCTCCGTGTCAACAAGAAGCATGTCTACGACATCTTGTTGCGATTGGTTGACGAATTGGACAGTGCCAAGTCAGCTCCAGCTCCAGCTCCAGCTCCAGCTCCAGCTCCAGCTCCAGCTCCAGCTCCAGTTGCCGAAGCTCCGGCCCCAGTTGAAGAAGCCCCAAAGCCGGCGCCAGTGAAGAAGGTCGTCAGACGCACTAGAAAGAAGGCTGCGGAGGAACCGAAACTGTCTGCTTAGATATGTAATAAACACCACCTAATATGAGAACTATCAATAAAACAAGATAGCTAAAAGGGTATTTCTTAGTTTCCTTTCTAGCTTTCTCTAATTGATCTGCATCGGGGAGTTTTTTCACGTTGTGATTGAGGTTATCTATCTTCCCCATGAGACGATCGAGTGCATCCAGAATCTGCAATTCTCTGTTTCTTGGTTTTTTCTTTACATCTATGGTCGTGATTTCTATGATCATGTAAAAGGACACGGATGGTTTAAGAAGTTCATAGTCTCCATCACCCTGCGACTCATAGAGTTTGAAATGTGTTTTTTGGATGGATAATGGATTAAACAGAGATGTTTGTCGTTGGAACGATCTCCATTGTTTGTCTCTCAAAATGAATGAATTGCTCCCAGAGAATGTACGCTCCAATGGTATGCGTGCCAGTATTTGTCCGTTTCGTTCGTCGAGTATTTGGGCTCTTTTGGGTATGTCCTCGCATACGACATCTATGTATTTGGATACATCTGTGTTACCAGCGGAATCAGATTCGCCCACTTGTGTCACGTAAAAATCAACCACTTTGAATCCTATCACTTTTGTCATGTCCTCCATGTGTATGTTTGAGTCGAGTGAAAAATCAATCGTAAATGTGTTGTTAGACCCATTCACGAATTCTGAATCAACCGTGATGTACTGGACTTTCTTCGGTACCTCGTAGAGATCCATCTTGTATTTAAGATAGATAAAAAAAGAAGTCGTTAAACACGTAATGTGGTGGCTTTACCCACGCGCTTTCTGTTACGCTTTTGCTAGTACCTGGATATACAGGTACATCAGAGGGACGTTTGTCGTGATCGCACACGTCCCAGAATACATCGAAGATTTTATGGACGAATTCTCTTGGTCTAAACTTGGCGACAAACCAAAGAGATTTTTGAGAACTATTCAAAGTGAACATAAAAAGCTTGAAGAATATCATCTAAGTAAGAAGAAGGAAGAATGAGTTTTTACACAAGATTGCTTAATTACTTGTCTCCCAGACAAGAGGAACCTAAGTACATATACGATCAAGGTGACTACGAGGTAGTCATTGCAAAAAACGAAGTCGGGGAAAAGATAATTCTCCATTTTCAAAAACCTTATAAAGGTGTGGTGCGCACATAATGCAAGATGACTGCTTCTCTCTCACGACCGATGACTACCGCCTCGCGTTCTGCCAAGCGACGAGATCGCTTTGCTCGGACGTACAAATCCTCATATGGCAAGGGATTGTCCATTCCAATGAAACACCGAAATGTCCAGATGCACCAAAAAAGCCGAGAACATTCAATCAATACACTGAACATCGGGGAACTAAATGTTCTCCTAAGAAACTTACGTATGAACCAGATTTATGGTGATGGACACTCTCAAATTTATCAACCCGCTATTGATCTTGTTAAAAATCGCCTTTATCAATTGAGGGCTGAAGAAAGTATGGAAAATGTGAATGAGTACATTTACTGTTGTTCTGAACTTGAAAGATACAGGGACATCGAAAATCGCAACATTGAAAAGGAACGTTTTTATAGTAAGTTTAAGCACTGGACTCCAAGTGAAAGACACGATGAATATGTTTCTGATGATAAATTGGCGGAAGTTCAAGTTCGACTCTATGAAATCAGCGAGCGATGCCGTGATTTTGAAAATCGTGAACGCGTTTTTAAGGAGAAGACGTTTGGTAAACGTCTCGCGAGTAGGATAGAGTTTTAATAAAATGCACTTAAACAAATGAAACGTAAATGATACAGATAACCAAATAAGATGTTCCTCTCTACCGAACTCGTGAAGAATGCGACCTTTTTGGAAAGAATGCAACACATGGATTCGTTGTCGAG